AAACAAATTGATAAACAGGTAGAAGATGATAAGAAAAATAAAGTGAAGGAACAACGTCAATATCTTATTGAATTTGTAAATGAGGGAGTAAATGGTAAACGTCATACAAAAGAATCTTTTGAATATGCTATTAAAGCATGTGACGAATATGAAGCTTTTGTAAGAGATAATCATATAGATAATGGCGTTATCAACTCTACTATCCATGCCATTAGAACAAAATATGAAGAACATTTAATTAAAGCAGACTTTGCTACTGAAGAACATTATATTAATGAGGAGGGTTAAAAATGGATATGGTTACAATTATTGCAGTTGCTATTTTGACTGAGGCTCTTATTGAGTATGCCAAAACTGTTGCTGACAGTTTTGAAAGTAAAGACTATAAAACTTTTAGAACTCAGGTCGCAAGCGTTATTCTTGGTGTTTGTGCCGCTTTTGCTTTTGGGATTAATTTCTTCGCAACTGGATTTACAGTAAGTCCAATTATTGGCACAGCTATTACTGGTATCATTATCAGTCGTGGCTCTAACTACGCAAGTGACCTGCTCAGTAAGCTGACAAAGTGATGTCATAACAGGTCAAATTTCGAAAATTTAATATGGAAAATCGACTAATTCTTTTAGTCTAAATACTTTCAAGGGTATTCCTATGGGTACATAGGGGTACCCTTTTTTTGTACGAAAATCGCATTAGCCTGATATCCAATCTCTCCTTTCTATGGTATGATTACTTTTAATAAAAAGGTAATCGAAAAAATGCTTAAAAAGTCAATAAAAATAAGGGGGTTGCAGAGTCACTTGTCTTCGATTATCAGCACTATGGTCATCAACAATTATTATTTCTTTAATATAATCCTTACTACTAATTAAAGAAGCTAATGTACGTTGTATAGTTTTTTCTCCATTGTATACTGGAATAACTATAGAAAATATTTTATTGCCCATTATTCAATCCTTTTAAAAAAATAAACATAGGAATATTAATGAAAGTAAGGAATCGAACCTTACAGCAATGCTGGGGCTTCCCAATGACGCAACTTACACGATCGATTCGAACGATAATACCAGCTATTATAGGAGCATCTTATCCGCAACCTGTACGCCTCTTCAGGTTATTTCATTAATACCCTATGTTTAATTATCACTTTATATCTGTGCTTCCAAACCCACCACGGCTCTCATCTTCCATATCATCTACTTCAAGAAAATGAAGGGGAAGCTGACATTCCTGAATTCTAAATTGACAAATACGATCATTTTTATGAATGACTGTATCACGGATTGCATAAACAGGCATTCCCCAACGGTCATCATTTCCTCTATAAAGATAATCAATGACGCCGATTCCATTAGTTTGAATAATACCATATTTGTTAAATGTGCTACTTCTTGGTGCCAAAATAGCTTCATATCCATTTGGTAATGCGATTGAAACACCAAGGTCGATTATTTTATATTCACCTTTTTTTAATTTTACAGTCTCTGCGCTTCTTAAATCGCACCACTCTGAATCGTGAGCCTGTTTAACTGGTTCAAGATCGTCTACGTGGTATTTTATTTTTACTACTTTTCCGATATGTTCTTGTATGTCCATTTTTTTTCTTCTCCTTAATTTCAGGTTTTTTCTCTATAATTCCTAATGATTTGAGTTTATAGAGAATCTTCTTTTCTGCGGTTTCTATAAAATCACCATAGTGTCCATATTCTTGACAATAAAATGCAGGATAAAAATTATTCATATTATCAATAACATTAACACAAACATAATCTTTATCACGACTTATGAGAATACTACAAAATAATGTCGGTCTTCTTTTCCAAAATCTTACAGGAAACAAATATCTCCAATAATCCATTTTAGGGTCATAAAGAAAACCCAATTGTTTAAGATTATCTTTACAATAATCAGTTATAATCCAATGTCTATTGAGCATAATTAATCTCCACAAAGATTCTTATGAAAACTGATATAAACGCTAGACCAACCATGTAATTTTGCATACGCAAGTGCTTTCATAGCCTGTGCTTTTGTCTTAGGATATTCAATCACACGGATATGTCTGCCACGTTTTTTCATTTTATTAAGATACTTAGTATAATATTTTTTATCATCTGAAGGGGTAGGCTTTTGATCCGTATAACAAACACCTTCCTGATTAACCGTTTTAATTAAATATCCATAACCAGTGCTGTCCATTTTTTCGACAAAATCGTTACCGCCATTAGGCATTACAATCAGCCCAACATCCTCGACAATAATTTTAACGACATTTCTAAGAGCCTTATAAACAGCTTCCGCAGATGGTGCTGTACGCATCATTTTTGACTTTTCTTCTTTGAATCCTTCCTTGCACATATAATAAATATCGGAGTTGTCAAAATAAAGACCAATTGCCCCTTTAGCCTTTTTCTTGCGTGCCTCTTCAATAAGATGATTCTGCCATGCTTTATTAGTGACGTCTACCCAATATTCACCATCCCAACCATCATATTTGGCAAGGCGTAAATGTTTAAACTGATTATAATAGGAACGTTCCTGCTCTAATGCACCTGCATTAAGATAATCATAAATAAACACACCACGTTTAATTGCATCTCTGATTGCAGATTCTGCAATACCTTCTGAATCAATTACTGCAAGTCCTTTGCTCTTTGTTCTTTTTAATGTTGAATAAACACGATCCTGTTCAAAACAATATCTTAAATCTCCCATTGTTCTTTACCCCCATACATAAACCAATTCCATAAATATTTAAGAAACTGTTCCTTATTAAGTTCAATTTGCGAACAAACGTCAACTATTTTATCTGCAAAGTTTTCTTCTTCAAAAGGAACATAAGTACTAGTCACTTTTATTTTCCACTTGTCATCTTCTCTAAACCAATAATTAAGGTCATATAATATTATTGTACTGAAACAATTAAATCTTTCATTTCTTTCAGAATAATCAGGATAATAGTCTTGTGAAACAGCAAAAGCTATCTGACAATCGTCCCAGAAATTATCATGATTAAAAACATTGAATTCTTTTATACATAACTTGTCAAAATCTTTTATATATACATTCCAAATTGGTCTTTCGTTACTCACTATTATCTACCTCTTCTTTTAATTTTACCGACTCTGCTATTTTACCATCTGAGATATATATTTTCTCAAATCTTTCAAATAATGCTTCGACATTATTGTCATGATATTCATTCCAATGTGTAAGCATTAAAGAGTGTGTTATATTATTTGTGCCAATACCATTAAAATGTAAATCAGTTGAAATTACTACCTCACAATAAAAATTATTTAACATTTCTTGTACTGGTAATAAACCATATCTTAAATGCCCTTGACAAACATTAAAAACATTAGTCTGATCATTCATTTCTGGATTTATGTCTTGTTTTTGACACAAATTTGGGATATTACCCTGACCATGCCTAGTCATATAAGTCCTTGAAACATAACAGATTTCAACTTTTTTTTGCTCATGATTTAAAGAATTTATACTTCGTATTATTTCAACAGCATATTTAATTCCAGTATTAGATGGCGTACAATACTCCCAATCTTTTTCTGAAGTATATTGCTGTCCGATCATTAATCCCTGACCATTTTCAAAGATGATATTATCGTATCTATTTAATATTACATCATTAATCCAAATTACATGATTAGATAAAAAAACCATGTCATCAATAAAGTGGCGCTCTAAACCAGCCTCATTAATTAATGTTGATAGTAATTCTAAATCTTTTTGGTAATACTGTATTATATCTTTAAAAGTCGATCCATTATAGGAAGTTATATTATACGCATCTTTAAAACCTAGAGCACACACATCGTTATTATATCTTTCTAAAGTTTTCCAAAAACCACATCCACAACTATTATTTTTTCCTGTTTTTCTAAGTTCAACTAAATTAGAAAGAATATCCCAAGGTGTAACAAATTTACAATCAGGATGCATATATACTTTAGGAGTAATGCCAAATTCTCGCTGAAGTTGTGTATATTCTTCCACAAATTTTATGGGGTTGACCACAAAATATTTAGAAATATATGTGTCAGCCCCACGGAATGTAGCAGAACTAAAATGACTAAATATATGATGTTTGCCATCAGATGTGTCAACAGTATGCGCTCTCTGAGAAGAACCATTTGTTAAAACACCAAGGATATTACCATCGACTTTTGAAGCAAAATAATCTGTAGCTAAACCCTTCCCCTCGTCTCCGGCAAGTGCGCCCACTACTATCTTAATATTTTGTGTATGCATTTTATGTTACTCCTCAATATTTGTTTCAAACGAAACAATTTTGTATGAATTCGAAGCACAATTTATTTCTTGTTTAAGATCATTTTTAATAAATTTATCTGATAACATATATTCATCATTTGATTCTATTTCAAGAACTATTATAATTCGTTTTTTCATTTTTTATCCTCTAATGGATTCCATTCAGGGGGCATTGGAAAACACCCCCATCGTGTAAACGCATACTGTGCTAATTTATCTCTCCGACGAATATTCTTTTTTCGTACTTTTTTCTTATGGTGATAAAACATCAAACTATTTACTCTAAGAAACTTTTTACACCATTTTAATTCATCGCTCATTTAATTTCACCATGTAATATAACCAGATTCACTTTTTTCAATATTCGGTACTGTCTCTGTCTGAGCGCCACCATTTACAGAATCCTCAATGCATTCAACAATAGTCATTGGAAGCCTTTCAATTGTAGACACTTTCAGACGGTTTCCAAGAATAGGACTGAATGTTGAATTAATTCGAGTATCATACCAACTATAACTATCTTCAGGATCATTAACAGCAATATGATAAATATCAAATTTCTCAACTGCATCTTTATAAAGAGTCTCTGTCTTTACATTTGCTTCTGCCGTGTCTCCAAAAACATTATTAATCTGATGTTTATACAGAATAGGATTAAGTGGTTCATCGCCCATTGTAATAATGATACCCTTCTTACCACGCTTCCAACAATCAAGCTTTGTGTGTTTCAAACCGAAATACCAAGCAGCTGTGTAAGATTCATAGCCATTCCCACCACCACCATGTTCCATATAAAGTTTATCAGTGTGTTCTGCGATTCTTACGTCAGATTCAAACTGAGATACCTGCACGGGAGCGTGGTCACATTCAAGGTCTCCAACACCCATAATAAGAAACTCAATATCGGTAAACTTCTCATAAAGCATTGTCATGATTTTATTAAGCGACTGTGCTGTTTTTACGCAAGCACCGCCCATCGATCCTGTAAGGTCAAGTGCCAGAATTACAGGAATTGTATTAGGGTGTTCTTCAGAATCAACACATTCTCTTATAACATTATAAGGAACCATATCTTTATGAATATAAGACTGTGTATAATAATCCATGAGATTATCAGCAGTTACATATCCACTGGAATTAACACCACGTCCACGGCTATTTGAATAACTTGTAAAACTACTTGTTGTAAAATTTCCGCTACCCATTATTCTTCATCCTCCTGATTATCATCTTCTACATTTTCTGCATCTTCTGCATCATTACCAAAATCGAACATTCCATCAAAATTAAACATATCACCAAAGCTACCATTACCCATCATGCCAAGCATCATCAAATTGCCCATGCCATTATTGTTGGAATTATTCTTACCGCCCATCATTTCAGAAATCATCTTATATTTAAGGATATTCTCAAAACCATTACCCTTACCCTTCCCCTTGGAGAAGTTAAACATAGAAACGATTTTACCGTAAAAATAAGTGTTACCCATGAACATGTGCCGTTCAGGAAGAATCTGCTCTACCGTGGAATCTTCATAATTAATTACAGTAATAAAAGAAGGATTAACATCCATAACACATTTAGGCTTACGACCGCCACCTTTACCCTGAGCAAGAATAATATCGCCCTTTTCAACCTTGTTTGTAGGAATTACAAAGAAGAATTCTTCACCAATATCAAAGACAAAATTATTACAATTAATCAGCTTGCCAGTCTTCATATTATAAGACTTATAACCGCTTGTTGTGCGAACCGCAATGTTACCATTCACGTCCAATCTGATGTTACCGGGATCAATTCTACCAAACATTCCATTAAAAAAATCTGTGTTCATTATTTTACTCCTTTACTTAAAAATGTGTAAGATCAATATTATCTTTAAATCTTTGTATTAATTCTTCAGGAATTTCATATGTAAGCCAACTTCTTGAAGCCAACATATCGCATTCATGAATTAGCATATCTACATCATCTTGTGGTTTTTCCATAGCACTAACTTGTGGTGTTTTATCCCAACCATAGCTTTCAGTTTTAAATATATTCCACTGACCAGAGTGTCGTTCACACATTTCACATAACACTTGAAGATGTATATCTTTTAAGGGATGAATAGTTTTTTTATCTTGATTAATTTGAATAAGTTTCTGCTTTGCTAAAAGCGGATGCTCACCAGTAGTATGTTTTCTTTTACCCGCTATGCCATATTTACACATGTCATGTAACGCAGGAACACATCGCATTAAATCTCGGTCAATCGGGTCTCGATATTTATTTTGATTATATTCCAGATCAAGAAGCATATTTAAAATATCGAAGAACATGTAGATATGAATAAGCTGTCCATAATCTCCAACTTGTTGTTTATTGTGATATTTACCAGAACTACTTGCAGGTTTATAAAAAATTGCGTCAGGAATTTTAGGAATTACTTCCTTAAAATACTCAAGTATTTCTTCGGTTTCAAATTTTTTAAACATCGGTTCAAAAACTGCTATTTTTTGTTCATCTGTTATATGCATATCTATCGCCTTTCTTAATTAGCGGGCTATGGATAATATCAAACCATCCATAGCCCAAAATGGAGGTATTTAATATGGTATTTATTATATGTATTTAATTACTGCTTGTCAACAGCCTTTTTAATTCATTCGTTAACTCATCATAATCAGACAGCCTATATAATTCTGCTAATATCCTTCTACATGCCATATTAAAATGTCCACTAACATAATCTACTATTTCAACACCATTTAAATTTTGATCTTCAATATTTTTTATAAGCTGTTCTCGTTCATTTGGAGATAACCATTTTATAGCTTCAAAAATACTCATTATTTTCTCCCATCATATAATTTTTGTATAACTTTTTCATAGTTGTTTTTTTGGTGGGGGAACAAACAATCAGAACAATCTTTTATTCCATTGATATAATGATAATTCCCCCCACATTGTTCCCCTGTCATATAAAGAGGACAATAACAGAACAAACAATTAAAATCTTCAATATCATTTATTTTATGACAGGGGAAATATTCACATTCTGTATTTTGAAAAAACGCATAATGTTTATTAATCACATTTAGACCATCCACAATCTTTACAAGTATTGCATCCACCTTCAAATACTAAATTACCACCACATTGAGGACATTTAGGATTTGTAGAACTAAGTTGAACTGGTTTAGTAATTTTTACAGGTTTTTTATCCTCTTCATAATCATCCATCAGATCATTCATAATTTCATTGTGCATATCAATTAATGCATTTCCAATAGCTACAGGACAACAACTACCCTTAGAGGTATCATGCATTGTTGCTGTTCTAACTGCATAAGAAGGACATGTACCACTTGATTTAAGCTGATCTACGATAGAATTAATATCAACGCCACCACGAGCAGAAAGTGAAATCATACGAGACAAACCGACCATAAAGTTATTACATCCACCTGTACTACCTTTTGAGAGATATGTTTCAAGTAAATCCCCTGTATCAGGATCAAAAAATGCTTCACAATGTAAAGTGCCACAACCTGTTTGAAGTGTGCGTTTCTTACCAATACAATTATCGTCAGCCTTAATAATCATACCACGCTTGAGTTCTTTAGGCTCTTCTTCATGTGTATCTTCTTCAACATGAGTCGTAAGAATTCCTGCACGCTTACAGCCATCTCTAAACATTGTAATACCTTTAAGACCCGCTTTCCAAGCTTCCATATAAATATCCTTAACTTTTTCTACAGAAAATTCTTGAGGGACATTTACTGTCGAACTAATAGAAGCATCAATGTGTTTTTGCCAAATTGACTGCATAGCGATTCTATCTTTATAGTCAAGAGTCTGGGCAGTAACAAAGAAATCAGGAAGTTGGCTATCATCTGTAAGACCATATGTGTCTATGTACTCTTTTACAATAGGAGTATAGACTTTATAATACTGGTCATGTCCATGCAGTGATTCTGTTTTTCTCGTATAATAATTTGCAAAGATTGGTTCAATACCACCGCTTACACGAAGCATTGTTGAAAGTGTTCCTGTTGGTGCAATCGTCAAAAGCTGAGAATTGCGAAGACCATATTTATACAAATCTTTATCAAAAGAAGCGTCCATATCATGAGAACGCCAGAATAAGGATTTCTGAACTGCATCACCATTAAATCTTGGATAATGCCCTTTTTCCTGTGCTAAGTCAATCGAAGTAGTCATAGCTGCTCTCGCCATTGAATATCCGATTTCATCACACAGTTTGATAGATTCAGGGCTACCGTATTTAATATCCATTTTAATTAACATATCAGCAAGCCCGAAAATGCCAAGACCAATCTGACGCCAATCGTGAACTGAATTTCTCTGCTCTTGTAATGGATGGAGAGGAAGACCTTCGTCCAGCACATCATTTAATGCTTTCACAGAAATTCTTACCGTATTTTCAAAGTCGTCATATTCAAATTCAGTGCCATCATCGGAAACAAATTCTGAAAGATTTATTGAACCTAAGAGGCACGCACCGCCAGCAGGAAGAGGTTCCTCGGCACAAGGGTTTACACCTGCATATTTAAAACTATTGTCTTCACTCAACAGATTATATTTTTCAATGTTATCCCAAAATAGAAGTCCGGGTTCTCCCCAATCCCAATTGGCTTCACACATCTTCATAAATATTTCGTGTGCGTCAATTTCTTTTACAATTTCTTCACCAGATGATTCTCTTGTAAATTTTAGTGTATAAGGCTTTCTTTCTTCTACAGCACGCATAAATTCATCCGTGACCCTAATAGAAATGTTAGCCTTAGTTACTTTATCAGTATTTTGTTTAATTTTAATAAATTCCTCAAGATCAGGATGGTCGCATGGAATTGAAATCATCAAAGCGCCCCGGCGTCCTCCCTGCCCTATCAATCCAGTCACTGTAGAATACAAGTCCATAAAACTGACAGCACCAGATGTTTCTTTTGCGGCATTATGAATAAGAGCACCTTTCGGAGCAAGTTTTCCAATATCAATACCGCAACCACCACCATATGAATAAGTACGTGCTAATTTAGTTGCACATTCAAAAATGGACTCAATATTATCTTCGGGGGGCGCAATTACATAACAATTACTAAGACTGATTTTTCTACCATTCTGATTAGTCCCTCTATTAGCAAGAATACGCCCACCAAAAAGAAACTTCTTTTGAATAATTAAATCTCTAACCTCGTCATCACCACCACTAACTCTATCAAGCCAATGATCAAAAGTCTCTCCTCCAAACTGATATTTATTCTTCCAAATATCAATTCCAAGTGTGTTATCTTTTCCAAGCCACTCTTCAACTGTCATATAATTAATTCTCCCCTTCTACATAATCTAAAATCTCTTTTACAACATCTCCAATCTCAGTATCTTCATCGTTCCAAATAATTTTCTGAGCGAAGATATCCATAACAGAGAAATCAATACCTTCAGCTTCTATTCTTTTAATTGTTTCTTGTTTATTATCACCTCGTCTTTTAGCACGCAGTTTAATAGTAGTATCATTGCATTTAAGATAAATAACTCTAAACTGTACAGAGTTATCTTGTTTAATCTCATACATCTTGTCAACTCCAGACGGACTTAAAATAACAACCTTTTTCTGATCATCTCTTATTTTAAATACATCCTGTTTTGCGCTACCGTAATACCACGTATCACCAGAAGTGACTTTACGAGTTCTATATTCTAAGAAAAATCCATCTTGAATTCTCTTTTTGAATTCTTCCTCAGAAATAAAATGATAATCTACGCCATCAGTCTCACCTCTTTTTTTGGGTCTGGTAGTGTATGTTACTACCTTTTTATAACCTTTATTAATTAATCTTTTCACAACAGTGTCTTTGCCAGAACACATTTTGCCACAAATAACTAACAACATATATTATTCCCCTGTATTATTTAATCATTTTATTTTCAAAAAAGGATACAAAATCTTTTTCTAATTCATCTAACCCTTTGTTGTTATCAAACACAAAATCATAATCATAATTTTGAACATTGTCGTCTGATACATTACCAAATTCACCAGAAGTTGTCCCCCTTTTTATTAAAAGAGTTTTAATCATCGGGTATTTTGCAACAAGTTTATGAATTTCTTGAGGCTCTCTAACATGAATAAATAGAATTTGCTCATTTTCATTAGCAAAGAATGAATCAATTTCTTGAACCATTTCTTTATATGGCAGATCATTATATTTACAAAAAGCCATTTTGATATCAGATAATAATTTTCTACCTTTTAAATCTTTCTGACCATCCCATCCACCATAGGAAGCAATTTCTTTTATTTTATCAATGGCACTTACAATTCTTACTTGATAATATTTTTTAAGTATATTGCAAACAGTATCTTTACCGACACCCCCTTGACCATTGATTATAACAATTTGTTTCTCCATATTTAATCATCCTTTTCTTCAAACAATTCACGAAGTCTGTAAACTGTATCTACAATACCTGCCATATAAATTGCCGATTCTGCTTGATCCTTAACATCTGTTCCATAAATGACATCAATATCTTCTTTTAATAATTCATAACCAATCTTCATTATATCAGAATAAGTTATTGTCGCTATCATTTTTACATTCTCCTTTTAATAACAATGACTAATCGGCTTAATTTCACTTTCAAATTTACTCAGCATCTCTTCATCATCTGTAACAGGAATCACACTTACATAATTACCAAGCAATGAAGCAACTCCAAGAAAAGATTTAGCATCAATGGTTTGTGTTCTATAAACAACATCAATATTAATTGGATACTTATCACAAACATTTACGAGATTCTGTGCGTCATCAAGGGTCTCAATTTTAAAAGCAATTAATTTCATTTTGTTTTAGTTCTCCTTATTTTATTATAAAAACATTCGTTAGGATTCCACGAATATATTACAAGCCATATCCAATAAATTGCGAGCCATATATTAGCATTAATATTATATGTAATACAGTAGTATGTTTGTATTGCAAACGCTATTCCTATAAATACCATAACACGTCCTAATTTGGTAAACATTACTTCTCCTTATAAGGCTTACATTTTTCTTTCCAAGCTACAATTTCATACCGATCTTCATCAATCTGATAACCTTCTTCCATAAACCAGACATCTTCATGCCAACCTACAGGAATGTAAAAGGTATCAGTAAATTCATCCCAGATAAAATAGTCCTCTTCATAATCTGTCCAATCATAAGCACTATCATCTACAGGGATGTTACCGTCTTCATAAAACGCATTGCATGTACCATACCAATATTCATCAGGATTGTCCCATTTTTTCCATCTAAATGTAATTTCGACTGTCTTCTCAGATTCAGGAAGCCTGTCTGTTACTTTAATCCAATCTTTATTACCTTTTCCCATAATTTTAATTCTTCTCCTTTTTTAAATTTGTACTTTAGCAAGAAATTCCCGATTAAACCAAGGCATCTGTTCTTCAATCTGATCCTGAATTGCTTCTGCAAGTTGTTTAACTTCGGGATTGGCTGTTCCGTTTTTATTTCTTAATTTATAGACATGTGCCCACTGAGCCATGTTACATTTAAAAATAAAATTAGATGGAATAGATTCCATATAAAGACCGCGTTTCACATCACGGTTATCCTTAAGGTCTTCACGAATATAGCCATTTACAGTTTTGACATATTTGTTACCATATTTTACAAACTCATTCGGTAAATCCTGACCAACCATTTTAAGAGCCACATCTGTAGGAATAATCTTATCTTTATAAAAATCAGACATTTCACCTTCTGCAAAATCAGCAAGGCGTGTGCTTGCTCTGATGATTCTGTTATTGAACCGACAGGCGTGTGCGTCCCAGTCATCCTGCCCCGCTCTGTGAATTCCTTCAACAGTTACAGAAATAGTAACAAAATCAAGCATAGTGGTATGCAACCAAGCATATTTACAAAAAGAATTAATAGTCTTTAAAGTCCGCTCCATCGCCTCTTTTTCGCCATTGCAAAGGTCTTTATCATAAATATTGCCATACCAATCTGTATATGTTTTCCAATCTTTGCGAATCTGTACTTCTTTTTCTCGTGTCCAAGTACGTTTACTAAAATATAAACTAACAAGTCCGTCTGCCATACCTGTAATTTCATTCAAATATACATTCATTTAATATTCCTTTCTTAATCTAAAACAACAGTTCTCCATTTCTTATTCTTCCAGTATTTCCACTGAAAATCTTCACCAAATACTCTGGTTTCAATATCTTCAATCTTATCCATACCCAGAAGAAAATCTCTTATTTTCTGTACTTCCTCAGGAGACTTACTGTAAATCTTTGCCCAACGCTGCAAATCATGATCAATCTGTTCAATAGACCATTCCTCATCAGTTAATTCTGACTGACGTTTCCATTCAACTTCCTGTGCTTCGATAACAGCTTGCGCTTCTGTATAGGTTTTAAAAGCATTATCCTTCTGAAGGGTAATATGCGGATAAACATATAAAGAATCATCATGCTCTTTCCTGATACGCCAGCCAAGCTTTTTATCTACTTCTGAGTGCGGAACTGTCTGATCATAATCTTTAAGATAGACAAGAATCCCCAATTCTAATGCTTTTTTAATATCCTCTGGATTATCGATTCTAAGAGTATTCAAAATAGCCCAATTGTTATTACGCCATTCCATTTCAAATAATTCAGTATTGTAAGTCCATCCTTTAGGAAGCTTCTGCCATTTAGCTACACTAGGAAATTCTTTATAAGGAATGTCATTAATATAACGATTATCTCTGATGTGTAGTCTATCAACACATACAGCATCTGAGAACTCTTCGTCTACGATTCCATAATCAACATAATATTCATAAGGCGAATGTCTACGGCGTCCAACCCAATAAACTACATCTCCTGACTGAAATTTCATTCGTCTTTAATCTCCTTCCATAACGGTAAGAACAGTTATTTGATACTTTGTTAGTATAGCTGTTCTTACCCCATTTGTCAATTACTATTTAATTTTTACCTCTTAAAAGATTAATTTCGGATGTGCCACTTCATATAAAGAATCTTGTAAGTGTGTCTGTTTATGACTAATGGCTTCCTGTGCTACACCATACCGCAAAGCACTTGTCTGGCACACAAGATAGCACTTTTTCTTAGCACGAGTAATGCCTGTGTAAATAAGCTGACGAGTCAAAAGACCGTATGAAGCAAAATCAAAATTGAAAATAATATTATCAGACTGTGACCCCTGATATTTATGAACAGTAATTGCATAGGCTAAATCAAGCTGATCCCAATAATCTTTAGGAATACTAACTCTACCGATTCCTACAAAATCAATAATCATAACATCAGTTATATCACCTTCTTCATCTTCTTCAATCGTAATATCTTTAATGATACCAATATTACCATTGTATACAGTAGGCTCGACTTTATAGTTGTTTACTGTATTAATAACTTTATCTCCGACCCTAAAAATCCTTAAACCAGAACTGATAGTCATAACTGATTCTTCCTTCAACCCGTCTTTTGCAGGATTATATAATTCTTGAATATCGTTATTTAAAGTATAAGTATTAGCAGTACCACGTTTTTTAATAGGAACAATAATCTGAGTCTCCATGATATTGAAATCTTTTTGCGCATAAAGTCTTTGAAAATATTCCATAACCTTATAAAAACTATTGGAAGAATCTAAATAACAATCTAAAACAAGGTCTTTTAATTCTCCACGGATTTCAGTACCACTCCAATCTTTATCTACAATTTGTTCGCCATGTCTGACCGCTGTACTATTAGTAATTATTGCAGATTTAGCAGCCTGACGATGAATTTTTGTAAGAAGGATATTTGGAATTTCAGGAGAATTAATCATATCATACGCTACATTTCCACAACCAATTGCTTCAAGCTGTGCAGGATCACCTAACATAATAATCTTAGAACCAGAAGGAATTGCACGAATCAAGTAATAAAATAATTCAGCGTCTACCATCGAAATTTCATCAAGAATATAAATATCATATCCTAATTGATTATATTGGTCATACACAAATCCTGCCCCTGAATATCCTAAGAGTCTGTGAATAGTAAATCCTTCTTCTCCAGTTAATTCGGCTAATCTTGCAGAAGCACGACCAGACAAAGCACACATCACATGAGAATAGTCAGTAAGGGCAGTGATTATTCCATTTACCAGAGTCGATTTCCCCGTTCCGGCACTACCGCTAATAACCAAAACATTATTTTCAAGTCCCATTTTAATACCATTCATCTGCTCATCAGTAAATTCCCATCCCTGTTCTTGTTCTAATTCTTTGATTCTTTTTTCCCAACCATCATACTTAAAATTAGATTCTGCATTTTTAATCCTTAGCAATTCAGTTGCAATTAACATAGACAATAATTTATAATAAGGTAATCCAATTTGGGTTTTATCCTCATTATACCAAAGATTAAGACTTCCGATTGCTTTTGTAATTGTAGAATCCTCAACCTCTTCACCAATTTCATCAAGAATTGCTCCAAGCAATTGGTCTGGCGTCAACCATGACATGCCATTATTACCACTTTGTTTTAAATAATACTTAATATACTCTGCAACACGAGTTTCGCCCAGTGGATCGATACCGCCCTTTAAAGCAATCTCATCAGCCTTTTTCCATCCCAACCCATTGACCTCATTTACAAGAACATATGGATTATTCTTAATCTTATCAACTACTAAATCAGGTGAATGATATGTAGCCATAAGTCTATTTACCACGTTATTTGTAAGATTATAATCTTCCAGTTCAATATAAATCTTAGCACGGTCATAATGTTCATGAAATTTGTGACACCAATAAGTAGCAGTTTTAAGAGCACATCCTTTAATCTTTACCAACGACTCCATATCACGTTTTTTCAATGCTTCAAAAGGATCTTTTAATGTCTTATACATACATTCAACTTGATATGGAGTATACAAAGAACTTAGGTACTTCTTTTTGCCAACGTCATCTTCGTCTCCAAATTCAATTGCCGTATACATAGACTGAATTACATACTGGTCTCCCCATTTGGGATCTGACTCAAAATCTGCGACAATTGTATATTGACAACCTTTTATTGGCTCAGGCATTTGTCCCTTAAATACCATTAAATCACCTTTATAAATATCTTTACCGGAACGCACTCTATCAATAGAACATTTAATGATTCCCCAATTATCTTTATAATAAGGGATATATTCTACAGAAGCGTCCACCTTAATTCTTTTATCATCACTCATCTTCAATCTGAATCCTTTCAGTTTGTAATTCCATCCGTCCATTTGGAAGAACGTTTTTAATTAAATTAACTGTATGTTTATAAATCGTATCTTTATAAATTAAAGGGAAGAATTGATCATCTCTGCGAATACCACTAATAAGCAATTTGTTACCACGTTTAAGCCAACTATCTTCGAGCACTCTTTTCTTGCCATTTTCCAAAGGTTGTGAAATACGTTTGTTATAAAACGCATAACTGCCTTTATAAAATTTGATATTAACAACGCCATAACAGGTAAGAAGAGCAACAGTATGCTTGGCGTTAACGCTTTGTAAGACAGTGCCAGCAATTCTTGTGATACGATATTTAGGAACACGTTTCCATTCACCATCAACTTTACGATTGTACCAGTCGTAAGGCTCAGGTTCCTCTGGTAAATCGAAATAATTTACAATGCCATAGTACTTTTCATCAACATTAACAAGTTCATGCTCCTGATCATAATAACAACATGCTTCCATATTCCATGATGCTTCAGTACCTGATGCCTTTTCATTCCATACAGACTGAAAAAGAGCGTTATTATAAGTATCAAGTGCTTCTTGTGAGCCAAACCAATCACGCAAAGGCTGAATCAACATATTATATTCTTTAACAAACTCTTTTTCTGAAATGATATAATAACCATCTTTTACGTCAACTACAGAATCTTCTGAAAAGAATTTATTGAACACTGGTTGCGAAATATCATCCAGAATAAAATAGCGGTCATGATAACCACGTTTAGGAAGCTTTTTATCAGGATCGATATAAAGTTTATATAACCCTTCGTCATCCAAAACATACTGTTTAATCTTAATACAGTTAAGACAGCTTTTAAGATTATCTGGAACCACTTTAAACGAAAGCATTTTCCCAAGTTGTTGCATAGTCAATTTATTTACAGGTTCAAAACAATATCTGCGCAAAAACCATTCCATTGTTTTAAAACGATCTGAATCATGGAGTGTAAGAAAACACCCACCTTTAATTAATTTAATCATTTGTGAGGGTTGAATAATTTTAGTATCAAGCATTCTAATCGCAAAATCATCCATTGAGGAATAAGGGCGATTAATAATAATAGTTTGCGAAATATCATCTCCAATACCGTTCATACTCCTGAATCCATAAATAATAGTATTATTTTTTACATCTGGAATAAAACCATATTCGGCATTATTGATTAAAGGTAAAGAAATATTAATACCAGATTTAATCATATTACTGATAGCGATACCAATTTTACCATAATCTGTACTACCATCAAGTTCTTCATCAGCCATACTATCAACAATAAGATTGGCACAATTCCAAAAGATAATTGGAAATCTATATGCCATATTCATTTCCTGAATTGCAATTGTTGAATATCCAAGAATATGAGGGAGAGAAAATGAATATTGTAACTGGGGTTTTACACATTCTTTCCAAACATAATCAAGCATATTTTGAGAAGAGCCATTTTTAAGTCCTCTTTTATAAAAATCATCTTCAGCCTGTTTATGTAAAGCAACTTTTTTCTTTGCAATTAACTTTCTAAGAACATTAGCTTCTTTCATAGAATAATTAGTAATTCTTTCATCCATAGAGAGAATCATGACATCTTCTTGCATAGTAGACATGCCAGATACATGTTTTAAATGGTCTTCAATAATATTAATCTCATCTGATGTTAAATGATAACTATTCATTACATCATACCATTCTTGAATATTATTTTTATATCTAACATAAATATCTAATGGTTGATCTGCCCCCGGTTCGCTACTCATAAGACGCATCACAGCATTTGCGACACCAAGTTCTGTTAATGAACGTGGCTTAATTTTTTTAATAGCTTGAGCGCCAACATCTGTCATAAATTGAAACAGATTAATAATTTTATGGTCTTCTACCATTTTCCACATTTTTTCAGAAGTATAATCCAATACATCTGGATGAAAATATTTATTATAAGTTTTTAATAGAGACCCTTGCCAATCTATATAATTATATTTCACAAGCAAGTTTATACATTGATGCATAGCATCAAGATTGACAATTGTTAAATAGTCATATTTCAAACCGCCAGTATATGTTGAGTCATCCATATCCCATTGAGTTGTAGCTTGACCATTGGTCGCTTTCATCATACAATTCAACTCATAATAAGGCGATTCAAAAATTATTACTCCTGATGCATGAATAGTTCTACCACATACCAATCCTTCAATACTTAAAGCGGTTTCAATTAAACCATCATGCGTTTTACATTCTGAAATAAATTCAGTATTTGGGGCGTTATCTTCGTCTCCATAGACCATTACAGAAAGAGGAGTCAACTTTCCTCTTACAGAAGGGATTAAACTAGCTATATATTGTGCTCTATCATTACTAACACCAAGTCCTCTTGCACTAGTTAAAATCGCAGACTTTGCCCCTTCTGTTCTAAAAGCACAAATATTTAATACCTTATCTTCTCCAAAATTCTTTTTTGTTGCGTCTATAATCGCTTGTCTTTTAGACTTTTCTGAATCTATATCAACGTCTGGCATCTCAGGACGACTTTCATGTAAATGTCTCCAATATGGAATGTTTTGCTTATAAGAATTAATCTGCTGTAATCCAATTAAATAAGCAGTATAAAATGATGCAATCGATCCTCTCGATACACCAACTAAAGATTCAGCATCTTCCCACATAATCTTTTGTTCGATATATAAAGCTGTAATGTAATAATTTGAAATCTTATCATGGATATTTTCACTAGATAACCATACAGCCTTTAATTCTTCATTGATGCGATGCATCATTTTTAAAATTTCATCTTTTGATAAATCGTCTGAATATTCTTTGTCCCACCAACCTTGTTCAATTAAATATAAAAAATATCTATCATGTATATCTTCTGAATATGCAAATTTTTTTATATATTCACACTCATTATAAACATCTTTAAAAGAGTGTTGCATTTCAAAATCTGGGAGTGGCACTTTAGGAACAACTTGTGAATGGTTTAAATCAAAAAATTCAACTTTATCAGCTATCTCACAAGTATTTTTCAAAGCAATATCAACCTTATCAACTCCTATTTGTTCATCCATCCATTTATGAATCTCTTCAGGAGTCATAAGATAGCATGTTCGATAAAAGTCTCCAACCTCTCTACTCTCGTCTTCTCTACTTTTTAAATACGCTTCATGGACAGGGGCAAGATCAGCAGTTAAATAATGTTCGTCTGTTGTAATAATATAAGGAATATTCAGTTGTTCTGATATGCTGACAATTGCCTTATTAACTTTAACCTGTTCATCTACATCATTAGGTTGCATTTCAAGATAAAAATTATCTTCTCCAAATACATTTTGACACCAATCAATAAAGTCAAGGCAACCATCAGCATCTTTATTTAAAATGTGATGTGCCAATTCTCCACCAATACAAGCTGTCTGTGCGATAATATGTCCTTTATCATTCCCAATAATTCGTTCAACATCTGCTTTAATAGTTGGTACTCTTTCAACTTTTCCAGTTCTAAAAGAATTGTTCCAAGCCAACGAAGACAGTTGTCTCATTTGTCGATGTCCGATTGCATCTTTAGCAAGTAAAATAAAATGATAAAATTTTGTAACTTTAGATTGATAATTATCTCTGACTTCTTCTAACGAATCCACCAAGTAGATTTCATTAGCCAACATAATTTTAAAATCAATTCCTTTTTCAAGTAATTGTTTTTGTTTTTGAATTGCTTTAACATGTCCTGAAAGGCTTTCATGGTCTGAAATTGACACACCTAAAAGTTTCATTTCAACAGCTTTGTCAATTAAGTCATTTAATTTTGTCGTACTATCAAGCATCCGTAGATTGCTAAATTCCGTATGACAATGCAAGCTATAGTAACTCATTTAATTACATCCTTTTTATTATTTATGATATTTTCAATATAATAATCTGAAGTAGAGTGCGTTGCTCTTTTAAAATTACACCACTCCTCCCAAGTCATGTCTCTTTTAGCTAAATTTTCAAAAACAGTCAACACTTGTAAATTATTGACAGTGTCTGACCCCCCTCTTGAAATTGGGGTTATATGATCAAGACTTGGTTTAGCCCAATTATAAAAAGTCCCAAATTCATTTTTTTGTCTACCCCAAAAATCATATACCGCATTAAACTGTTGATCATAATAAAAATAATCAATTGCTTTTTTATATTCTTCAATCGGGCATTGTGTATAATACTTTGATTTTATATGTGCCAACATTTTATGAACAAACATCATTTTATCTATGTCATCATGTTCTAAAATGAATTCCTCTGTAACTCCTTCTCTCAAACTTGCCATAAAATGGCGAACCTTCCTCATACAGCCGCAAGATAATCTTTCATAATTTCCATTTCCGCTAACATAAGAAAATCTGATTTGAATATTTTCTTTTCCACAAATTAAACATTTACAATACATTAGCGTTCCTTTATAAGGATGGTTTTTCTCTTCTTCTGGGACTATTCCCGTAATTAATAAATGATTTCGTATTTGCCCCACACATTTTTCGGGATTCTTTCGTACCGCTTTAAGTTTCGTCTTATATTCATCTGATAAAATTATTTTTTTAAAACTTTCTAAATCATAATCCCATCTTTCATTTTCATCTTTTTTTGCTTTTAATTTTCCTTTTTTAACCCAAGCGGCAACAGTCGAATTCCATAATTGTCTATCGTCATAATATGAATTGTAGCAATCCTGAAGTTCCGTAAGTGTTGCCATCCATATATCATCTCCTCTCCTCAAAAAATCAATTTCCGCTTACCATTTAATTTTGACTTGTTACCTGTATTAATTGTACTCTTCTTGTCCGCATTGTCAAGAGCATTATATCGCTTATTTACAGCAAATGTTTTTTCATCTGGTTTCCAAAGACTATAATATTCACAATCATCTTTAAATTCATGTGCTTTTGGATTAGTAATTGAATAATTACACCAATAGCAGAGGGGCGAGGGCTTAGGCAGCCAGATACCACTCTTCTTATTCTTGTCCATCTTATCAAGCGCATTATCAAGTGTCTTTTCTAACCGTTTTTCCCAACCACTAGTCATAGCTTTTTGATCTTCGTCAATTAAAATAAAACGATAAAGGAAACTTACAGGAATTTGACCAAACTCCTGATAAATCGCCATTGCATAAATGCCAAACTGAAGTGATGTTACGACTTTATTTGCAGGAAAGGTGGCTTTTGATGTTTTATAGTCCAAACAACGGAAACTTCCATACACATTAATATCTACCCTATCAATAAACCCATTAAAAATAACCCTGTCTTTATATACAAACTCAAACGGCAATTCTGCATATATAGGATGCCAAATTGAAGTATCATTCATTTCTTCATCAAGAACCTTTTCGAACACTTCCATCTTTTCTGCATATGTCATTCCAGATGCATTATCAGGTTCATACCATTCCTCAAAATATTTCCGCTTTAATTCATCTACTCCAAGGATATGTTCTTTCGTTTTCTCATTCGTATCAATAGAACCATACTTTAAAATAAAATGAAGATAATCATAATCCACATGCTTACCAGCTTTAATATAATTACATTTAAGTTCAAGAATAAGATGGCACAAGCTTCCTAATTCCAAAGCCAGTGTGGTTTCTTTTGTATATTTCTTTTCACCGTATTTAAGGTGATACTGATATTCACAATTACGGAAGGTTTCTAAACCACTATAACTCAATCGTGGTAATACCCCCCGATCCGCTTCAGTAACTGCCCTCACTTTCCCCTGAAAAAAATCATCCATTGATTTATAATAATCTTCTATCAAATCATTATTCATATTCACTCTTCCTTTTTATGCTAAAATAAGTGGGGTTTTCGATGTTATTTTTATCTTATCTACTTACCCCACCATACCCTCATAAAGGCATTATCATTTAAAAATTAATGCGTTTTTCCCATTTATTTTTTTTTAAATTTGACTTATTTCTGCCAATCAATCCAACCATCAGGATAACACTGCATACCTACATCACACCACTTAGAACCCCTTAACCACTGATATCTTTTGTGTTTGGCATTATATCGCATCCAAGGCGTACCGGGAATTAAAACATAATGCACACTTGTTCTATGATGTCTTAATTTAACATAGTCAATATCTCTTGTAATCTTTTCACCTTTATTATTAAAGAAATACATTCTGCCATGTTTTACACGAAAGGTGTTTTGTGATACAGAACCTTTAGGATAACAAGCAGATTCAGTTTTATGTCCGTAATATGTCTTACCGTGATATTTAAACCATCCTGTGCGTGGTTTACCATGCTTCATAATATATACGCATCCTTGACCGTCAATGTATCGTCCATTTCTAGGAACAGAAGATTTTGCAAAAGTGGATACCGCAAAAGTTGAGACTACCATAATAATGCACAGAGCAGCGATTACCAGTTTTTTCCAATTCTTTTTCATTTTGTATTCTCCTTATTCAGAAATAATTGATACTTCATAACCAAGTTCCTTTTCAATTTCTTTAAGCGTCATAGCACGTTTTTCTGGTTTGCTTACAAATTCCAAATCTTTACAACCAATAAGAAAAACTTTCCTATAATCATTGTCATTATAATCCATTAAATCAGTTGCTAAAGTAATTAATGCATTAGGTGCTAACGCATCATCCACATATAATACTTCAAAAATTCGATCATCATTATTTTTACGTTCGAAAAAATTTGTAGAATCATTATAAGCAAAACGGATAAGATAATTGACATCCAAATCATGGACGTGATCCAAAAACCATGCACTATTTGTTGTAAAACTACCACCCCAATTTGTTACTTTTACTAAATCTCCGACTTTCATATCTTTCACCCCCAATCAAAACTGGATAACTATTGTATAAGTGAACACCACCATCAGCACCAACGGAATAACCGCTGTCGCAATATCTTTAAAAGTGGCGTCCTTCTTACCGCCAAAAAATGTCCGACAGTTCAATCCCGCAGCTATGAGAGCACACATGCCACCGATAAGCTTTACAATCAGTCCAATAATTACACCCATAATAATCAATCCTTTCTTTTTATTACTTCATTTACATCATCCATAGTTATTAGAATTTTTTCTTTCATTAATTGTAATAAGATATCTTTACCTTTGTCAGTGGGAGAATCTTTATAATCAAGCCTGTGCTCTTTGTCTAACACTAAATACACACGCACATAAGGAACAAGTGGAGCAACCTTTTTAATTAATTTCTGATAATAAGCTGTTGCTTCAAAAGTATCAGAATCACCATATTCCCTGTCCATGCCAACTATAACTTCTTCAACTTTTAATTGTTCCAATATAATTTTAATTTGTGTTTTTGAAATACTTGATCCGCATAATCCAACAACGAAGCTATCTTCACCAAAATATGAATATGCTTGTAATACTGATTTTTCAGCTTCAACTAACATCACTTTTTTACATTGCCATATTTTATCTTTCGCAACATGTATACCATATAAATTACTTCCAAGTTGATGACTTAAAAAACGTCCACTGATTTGTAATGGAACATATTTGCCGAATCGTTCTGCGTCCTCATCATTTAAAAATCGTCCTCTAATTCCTATGAGACGTTCATTAATATCTCTATGTGGAATTGTAATTTGGTTTGTTAGTCCGTAATATCCTATTTCAAAACGTGACATCGCTTCACGAGTAATATGTTCATCAAGCCATCCCTGATAAGGTGCATACCAAAATATGTCAAGAATATTCTCATTGATTTCTGATAAATTAGGTACAGCCTTTGAATTTTTCTTTACAGATTTTAAACGATTAATCCACTCAAAATCTGTAATAGTTTTTTCTGGGGCAATCTGTTCAGGGTCTTTTTCATAAAGACGTCCTGTCATAGAAGCTATATAATATAATGCTCGATAATATGTAAGTGTCTTGCCTTTTAATCTATGGGCACGAATAACTAACTCGATAATTCCATATGAATCACCGCATGTCCAACATTTAAAACGATGAGAATCATTGTAATATGTTAATTTATAAGGACTATCTCCACCATGACAAATAGAAGTTGAAAACAAAAGATTCCCCTGATTATCTCGTTTATATTCTGGTGAGCCAAGGTCTGCACAGATTTTAATTATATCTTCATTTGTTAATGAATTTAATATTTTTTTCTGATCTAAATACATTTATATCACCAATCAAAGTCTCTTTTTACTACTTGCTCTTCTTCTACTGCTTCAGATTTAATTTCAATAGCTGTAGTATCAATAATTTCAGGTTCTGCATCATGAACTTGTGATTCTAAAACTGAATGCTCTCGTATTTTTGCTTCTACAGATTCAATTTGAGTAAAATCCATATCAATAAGATTAAAATTAAAATCTGTTACAAATAGAGGCTCTTCATCCATAATACCCAAA